GTATCCGGGAAAAATATTTAGAAGACAAGGCGGCGCACCGGGACAGGCTATCTTTGGTACAAAGTTTCCTAATGTGTCGAATGAAAACATGCAGATGTTTGACAAAGCACGACAGTTAGCAGACGAGAGTACAGGCTTTCCATCTTTTGCTCATGGTCAGACAGGTATATCAGGAGTAGGACGTACAGCATCAGGTATTAGTATGTTAATGAACGCTGCTAATAACTCTATTAGAAGTGTTATAAAAAATGTTGATGATTATCTGCTAGGTCCTTTAGGTAAAGCTTTTTTTAGTTTTAATATGCAGTTTGATTTTGACTCTGAAATAAAAGGTGATTTAGAAATTAAAGCACAGGGTACAGAAAGTCTTATGGCTAATGAAGTACGTAGTCAAAGGCTAATGCAATTTATGCAGACAGTATCTAATCCTGCTCTTGCTCCTTTTGCACGAATGGATTATATTGTTAGAGAGATAGCAAAGTCTATGGACTTAGACCCTGACAAAGTGGCTAACTCTATGGGTCAAGCTGCAGTTCAGGCTGAGATACTCAAAAAATTTCAAGAACAAAATCCACCTCCACCTCCACCACCTAATGAGGGTAAACCCCCAAGAGAAACAGAAGAAATTCCTGCAGGTGTACAGGCTCAAGATACACAGGGTACAGGAGGAGGTACTATAGGCACAGGTTCAGTGCCAACACCTGACGAGCCGGGATTTACTGGAACTAGACAATGAACCTAAAACAACTAGTTAATGATAAACCTTTGTGGGATAATTTTGTAGAATACCTTGATGATGCTATTTCAAAAAATCATACAGCCTTAGAGCAGTCAGATAATCATGTTGTTATTCACAGACTACAGGGAGCAATAGGTGCATTACGTAGACTTAAATATCTTAGAGAAGAAATGAACGGTTCTGATGGTTGAGTATATAACTAAAAATAAACTTATAGAAAGAGATGATTCTGGTAAAGTTAATTATTTATTAACAGCAAGAAATATTGGAGCAAAATTATTAGGAACTTATGATGAAGCTAAAAAAGCTGAGTCAGTAGGTATTGAAGTAGGCGAAAAATATCGTGATGATTTTCAAAGAGCAGAAGATACAGCTAGGCATGGTATATTTCATGGTCTTTTACTTAATGAAAAAGGTAAGATGAATATGTTTGAAAAATTAGGTTTTAATTATATGAACCTAAAAAAAGATGAAGATAAAACAGGTATAAAATCTTATATAAAAAATTTAGTAGCTCTGGAAAATACAGGAGAAGAAAGTAACATTGATGTAAATAATAATAAATTTAGTGTTGCTTTAAGAAGACAGATGATAGCTGAGGGTAATCCTTCAGAAGAAGATTTTGTAGACAGAGTTGTAAATATTGTTCAAGACCTTAGAAAGGGTAAAGAATCTCCTGAAGTAGATGGATTAAAACTTAAACTTTCTTTGGGACTATTAGACGAGCCTATTCGTAAACGATATAAAGAAAATATATTAAGTGGGGAGACCCCTTATTCAGATGAACTTAATCCTGCATCTAATGTAGGAACTATGAAATCTTCACGAGTTCCTCTTAAAAAACCAGAGGAATTAAAATTTAACAAGGGTGGTACTGCTATGGAAAAACAGATGGAAATGTCTTTTATGCAAGAGGGGGGATTAAAAGATGATGGCATGGATAGAGACCCTATAAGTGGTAATGAAGTTCCATCTGGTTCACTAGCAGAAGAAGTTAGAGATGATATACCTGCACAGTTAAGTGATGGAGAGTATGTAGTACCTGCAGATGTTGTTAGATTTTTTGGAGTAAAATTTTTTGAAGACTTGCGTATGCAAGCCAAGATGGGATTAGCTCAAATGGAAAATGCAGGAAGAATAGGAGGAGAACCTATTGAAGAAAGTGCAGATATTATTGATGCTAAAGATGAAGCAAAAATAAGAAATATGATAATTGGTGTAAATAAGGGGGGAGTGATTCATGCAGCTGAGGGAGTTCTTACAGAGTCGGATATACAGGCTGATGCCATAGCTAAAAGTGAAGACCCTTTGGGTCAGTTTGGATTTGTAGGGGGTAGTCTAGGTTTTCCATCACGACCTGTGCCAACACAAAAAACATTTTATCATCCAGATGGTAGAACATATGTTGTGCGTTATAACGCTGATGGGTCTCTTGCAAATCCTAATGATGTAGTATATACAGAGTCACCGTGGTCTGAAACACCTCCTAATATACAGCAAGTACAAACTAATATAGAGGATGCACCACTAGGAAATGAAAGAGAATCTTCTGACAGAGAGATATCAGCATCTGATGACCCATTTTCTTCAGTTCGACCTGATACTATGCAAGAAAATAGAGATAGAGCTAAAAATGCTTTAACTGTATCTTTTGATAGATTGAAAGATATTGATGGATTTGATTTAACTATAGATGAATATAGAGATTTACCTCTTTCTGCAAAAATTGGTTTAATACCTGCAGAACTTGGTATTAACATGAAAAAAGAAAATGTTCAAGCCATTATAGATAATGCTAATAATCCGACAGTATTGGGAGCATTGGCTTCTGCATTAGGTGGGGGTGTAGTTGGTGCAGTAGCTAATGCAGCTAAAAATATTTTTACAGGACTTGGAGAAGTTTTAACTTTTGACAGTCCCAATAAAACAACTCAAGAAATAGCTAATACTCCTATATCTGAACTTGGAGTTATGGGTAGACTAGATAAAGCTTTATTAGGTATAACACAGAATAAAGATGGAGTTAATCAAGTTAATACTGTTACAGGTCTTAAAGATGTTAATAGTAAAGAAGGTAAAGAAGCATTAAAAAGAATAGAAAAGAATAGGAAAAAAGTACAAAAGGATGCTTTAGATAATCATATGAAAGAAGTAGAAAATCTTAAAGTTGATATAACACGAGCAGAAGAAGAAGCAGGTAGAGGTGATTTAGATACTGTGGCACAGAATGAAGCCTTTGACCGACAGATGCAGGAAGCTATAGATATAGCACAAGGAACATCAGGAGGTGGTGTTGGAGGTAATACAGGGTCTGCACCACAATTTGGTGCAAGTAGTTTTGGCTTTGGAGGAGGAGGAGGAGGATTTTCTCAACCAGATAGTGGTCCTTTCTTTGTTAATAAAGGTGGACTAGCATCTAAACCCAAAGCTAAAGCAAAACGAAAAAAGAATACTAAAGGATTAGGCACTAAACCTAAGGCTACTTGACAATCATGTCAACCCCAATAACAGGAGAAAAATATGCCAGAATTAGAAACAGTAGAACCACAGAAGACTGCAGGATTTGTAAGTCGGACTCGTTCAAAGTACAAGGACAAGATTGCTAAGGAGGAGCAGGAACTTAAAGAACTCCTTGCAGAGAGCCAAGGAGAAGGGGTTCAAGAAAACCCTGAGGAGAGCCAAGATGTGTCTCCTCCTGAAGAGGGAAAGGAAGCAGAGGTATCTGACGAGACTCTCAGTAAAGAGGAAAAATCTTTCAAGACGAGATATGGGGATGTTCGAAGACATCTTGCGTCAAAGGAGAAGGAGTATAACGCTAGAATAAAAGAGTTAGAGAATAAACTATCTAACACTGAAAAGCTTGTGCCACCTAAGTCTGATGAAGACATTGCGTCTTGGGCAGAAAAATATCCTGATGTTGCAGGTATTGTAGAAACAATAGCTGAGAAAAAAGCTAAACAAATGTTTGATAAAGCTAATATTCAAATAGAGGAACTTAGCAAGGCTAAAGAAGAAACGACTCGTAGAACAGCCGAGAATGAAATTAAAGAAACTCACAAAGACTTTGACAAACTACGTGAGTCTGACGAGTTTCACGAGTGGGTAGAGGAGCAACCTAAATGGGTACAAAATGCTCTTTACGAAAATACTGACGATGCTAAATCTGTTATTCGTGTTCTTGATTTGTATAAGATTGATAAAGGTTTAACAGCAGGTGACAAGAAAAACAAGACTAAAGCTGCTGCTTCTCTTGTAAATAAAACTTCTAGAACTAAAGTAGATGCTGAAGAAATAGCAGACAGCATTAAAGAGTCTGATGTAGCTAAAATGTCTGATAAACAGTATGAAGCAAATCAGGATAAAATACAAACAGCAATGCGTTCTGGTAAATTTATTTATGATGTATCAGGAAATAGAAGATAAAGTGTTGACAAAAAACATTTTATTAATATAACTACCCTAGAACATAAAGCCTCTTTTTGACTACCTTTGTGTTCTAGTAAATTACGAAGTTTAAACGAGTAAAGACTACTTATATAAGTATAGACCCATAGGTTAGGAAGTTAGCTGCTGAATAACTATATGCACTCTAGAAAATATAACCTCTTCCTACGATAGTTTAGCTTTTCATTAAGCCAATTATAGGAGGATTTAACTATGGCTTTTCAAACTGCTTCAGGTTATGGCAATTTACCTAATGGTAATTTTTCGCCAATAATCTATTCCAAACAGGTACAGCTTGCATTTCGTAAGTCAACTGTTGTTGGAGACATAACTAACTCTGATTATTTCGGTGAGATATCTGGACAAGGCGATACTGTCAGGATTATCAAAGAGCCTGAAATCTCAGTAAGTGCATATGCCAGAGGTACTCAGGTTACTGCACAAGACCTTGAAGACGATGACTTTCAGCTTGTTGTTGACAAGGCTAACTACTACGCTTTTAAAATGGATGACATTGAGGAAGCCCACTCTCATATAAACTTTATGCAACTTGCGACTGACAGAGCTGCATACCGTTTAGCTGACCAGTATGACCAAGAAGTTCTTGGTTATCTTGCAGGTTACAAGCAGTCTTCTTTACACTCTAAAGCTGATACTGTGAATGACCAAGTTAATGGTAGCAAGTCTATCACTAGTGCAGGGTCAGATGAGCTTCTTACTTCAATGAAACTCATCAAGAGTTCTTTCGGAAGCATCACAACTTCATCTGCAGGAGACCACTCTATTCCTGTAGTTAACCTAACAGGTGGAGCTACTTCAGTAGGCACTGCATCTGTTACACCAATGGTTGTGGTAAATCGTATGGCTAGACTGTTGAATCAACAGCAAGTAGATACACAAGACAGGTGGCTAGTAGTAGACCCTGTGTTTATGGAACTACTTGGAGATGAGAACTCTAAGCTAATGAACGCTGACTTTGGTGGAGCAGGACAATTGCAAAATGGTCTTGTTCTTAACAACCTTGCAGGATTCAGACTCTATGTCTCAAGCAATCTGCCATCAGTCGGAACTGGTCCGGGTACTTCAGGTACTGCAAACCAGAACTCCAACTATGGAGCGATTGTTGCAGGACATGGCTCTGCGATTGCAACGGCTGAACAACTCAGCAAAACTGAAACATACCGTGACCCTGACTCATTTGCAGACATTGTACGTGGTATGCACCTATACGGCAGAAAGATACTTCGACCAGAAGCTATCGTGACTGCTAAATATAACGCAGGTTAAGGGAGGATAAAACTATGGCTACTTTTGATTTAACTGCAAAAGCTACTGCAGGTGTAGGAGCAGATGTTTTAGCAGTTCCTACTGTCGTTGGACATCCTGTCAAAACAATCGAAGCAATCTTGGACATTGACGCAATGATTGCAGCAGGTGCTACTATAGCAGATGGAGATGTTTTCCAACTGCTTGAAGTTCCTTCTGAGTCTGTTGTTCTTTGTGCAGGTGCTGAAGTAATGAAACAGTTTACTGCTTCATGTACTGCTGACATTGACTTTGCAGGTGGTGATGACATCGTTGACGGTGATTCACTTGCCGTTGCTGCAGGTACATACTTAACAGCAGGTTCTAACGGTCAAACTAACATTGTTAGTACAGGTGCTGCAAACTTAATCGGTGAGACTATTCCTGCCGATGCAAATACTGCACCAGTGACTGTTACGGCTGCCGACACTATTGATGTAACTATTGCAGGAGCTGCCGCAGCTACTGGAAGGTTACGAGTGTTTGCTGTTATCGCTGACATTTCAGCTGCTCATCGTGAAGCTGCTGTCGCTGCCAGAGACAACGTATAAGTCTATTTAATAAATGGGGAGCAGGGAAACTTGCTCCTCTATCTATATAACAAAGGCATACAATGGCAACAACCTACATTACACTCGTAAATGACCTTCTACGTAGGTTGAATGAAGTCACACTTACTACCTCAGGTGAAGGCTTTTCCACTGCCAAAAACGTACAGGCTATAGCAAAGGATGCTATTAACAATTCTATACGTGAAATACTGCAAGATGGTCATCAATTTCCCTTTCTTAAAACCACAACTACACAGACATTAACAGCAGGTACAGGCACATATGACCTACCTACTGATATGGCTAGTGTTGATTGGGATACTTTTTATTTACAAGCTTTGTCAAGTGCAGGTAATTCTGCTCGTTCTCTTTTTACAATACCATTTGAAGACTATGTTAGAACATATAAGTCTATAGAAGAGAACTCAGGAACAGGAGCAAGGTCTTCTCCTGATTTAGTCTATCAAACATCAGAAGAAAAGTTTGGTGTAACACCTTTACCTGACGCAGCTTATGTTATAGAATATGTATACTATAAATTTCCATCTGACCTATCAGCCTTTGATGACACTATGATTATACCAGACAGATTTAAGTATATAATAATAGATGGTGCTATGGTGTATATGATGCGATTTAGGTCTAATGAACAGTCTGCACAAATACATCAGGCTAAGTTTCAAGAAGGTATAAAAGCCATGCGTAGATTATTATTAGATGACCCATTGTCTGTTAGGTCTTCTATGATAAATAGACCTAGATTTACCTCGCAAATGTTAAGACTGAGTGGTTAGATGGCTGATTCAGTCTCCACGTTTAGAGCCGTTTGCAGGGGTGGTTTAAATACAGGTGCAGACGTTTTATCTCTTGGTGAAGAGAGTCCCGGTTCAGCAATACAGTTACTAAACTATGAGCCAAACCTAGAAGGTGGTTACAGAAGACTAACTGGTTTTGCTAATAATTTTGGTACAGTTACAGGCACAGGGTCAGTATTAGGTATAGCAGTTGCTAACGGTGTAAATCAAGGAATACTTGCTTGTCGTACACCATCATCAGGTAATAATTATCTACACCACTGGAACTTTTATTACACAGTGGTTGTTACATCAGGACAAGGTTCTAGTTTTACTGTAGGAGAAACAGTTACAGCCGTAGTAAGTTCTAGTGATGATACAGCAACAGGAGTGTCAGGTACTGTAATAGCCAAAGCTTCTGCTTCTTTAACAATAAACTTTGGTAGACTGCCTAGTTCTGTATTTGATACAGACAATGTTTTAACAGGTGGTACATCATCAGCTACAACAACAGTTACTTCTACTCCAACAGTTATAGGGTGGACAGCCGTATCAACAAGTGGCTCACCTACAATGACAGGTGTAAGCAAGGTCAGGTTTACAGAGATAAACTTTGGTACACCTAAGGTAGTATTAACAGACGGTATAAACCCTGCAGCCACTTACGATGGGTCAACATATACGCAGATAACAGACTCAAATGCACCAACAGACCCTAAGATAGGAGCAGAGTTTCAGAACCATTTGTTTCTAGCAGGAGACCCTGCACAGCCAAGTAATTTGTTTTTCTCTGCACCAACAGCAGAGACAGATTTTAGTCCTGCAAATGGTGGTGGGGTTATAAACGTAGGGTTTGCGATAGTAGCAATTAAGAAGTTTCGTAATGTATTATTTATATTTGGCAAGAATAATATTAAGAGACTTGTAGGAGATAATTCAGCTAACTTTGTATTAGAGTCAGTTACTTCAAATTTAGGTTGCCTTTCTACTGATAGTGTGATAGAACTAGGGGGAGATTTACTATTCCTTGCACCTGACGGTATAAGACCTATTGGTGGTACAAACAAGATTGGTGATGTTAACCTTGAAACTTTATCTAAAAATATACAGTCCACTGTAAGAAATGTGATAGCATCAGAAGACTTAGATGCACTATCGTCAGTAATAATAAGAAGTAAATCACAGTTTAGGTACATGTTTTCTACTTCTTCTTCACAAGGAATACTAGGAGCATTAAGAGAGACTCAGGGTAATATAGGATTTGAGTTTGCACAGACGTTTGGATTAGAGTGTACATGTGCAGACAGTGGGTACATAGAGCAAGAGGAGTTTGTATTACACGGTGCATCAAGTGGTAAAGTTTTTCAGCAGGAGTCAGGTAATTCTTTTGATTCAAGTAACATCCTGAGTATATTTAAAACTCCATTTATTTATATGGGAAATCCTGAGCAAAGAAAAACATTCTACAGCACATCAACATATATGAGTGCAGAGGGAAACTTTTCAGTAGCTTTGTCTATAACCTACGACTATGATAATACAGACATATCTACACCAGACAACTTAACTCTATCAACAACAAGTCCCGGAGCATTTTTTGATAGAGGTACAAATGTAGCTGTATTTGACACAACAGATATATTTGATGGTAATCCATCACCAGTTGAATCAGTTACATTCTCAGGCTCAGGTAAAGCAATAGCCTTGACATTTGTGACAGATGATACAAACGAGTCACACAGTATTCAAGGGTTTACAATAACACACGGACTAGGAGATGTAAGGTAATGGCAGGTTACGCAAGAACAAATACAGCCGATATTCAGTCAGGTCAAGTTGTTAAGTCTGCACCACTTAACGCTGAATTAAATGCTGTTGTTACAGCCTTTGCTTTTAGTGGTGGTCACAATCACGATGGTTCATCGACAGAAGGTGCGTATGTAGGACTAATTGCTGATGTAGACGCACTAAACAAAGTTGTAATAGACACTAGCAATAATCGTGTAGGATTCTTTAGTGAGGTTAGTTCCTCAGCAGTAGAACAAGTAAGAATCCAAGACGGTGCAATACTTCCAGTAACAGATAATGATATAGACTTAGGTGCGTCAGGAACAGAGTTTAAAGACCTGTATCTTGACGGTACTGCACACGTAGATACACTTGATGTAGATGAGAATGCTGCAGTAGCAGGAACATTGGGTGTCACAGGCGTTGTAACGGCTAATGCAGGGGTAGTAGTCGATAATATAACCATTGATGGCACAGAGATTGACCTGTCCTCAGGAGACCTTACAATTGATGTGGCAGGGGATATAATACTAGACGCAGATGGAGCAGATGTGCTTCTAAAGGATGGAGGAACTCAATACGCTGCTCTTACTAATAGTTCAGGCAACTTAATAATAAAATCAGGTAGCACAACAGCACTAACATTTAGTGGTGCTAATATTACTGCAGCAGGTGAAGTCTCTATGACTACACTTGATATTGGTGGCACTAACGTAACCTCAACTGCAGCTGAATTAAATATACTTGACGGTGTAACAGCCACAACTGCTGAACTCAATATTATGGACGGAGTTACAGCAACTACAACTGAGTTAAACCTTATAGACGGTGTTACATCTACTACAGCCGAACTTAATATAGTAGACGGAGATACATCGGCTACCTCTACTACTGTCGCAGATGCAGACAGAGTGGTGCTAAACGACAATGGCACTATGGTTCAGGTTGCTGTTACTGACCTCGCTGCTTACTTTGATGATGAAATAACTGCAATGCCTAACCTCGTGACTACTGCAGCTACAACTGTAGGTACACTAAACAGTGGTGCTATATCATCAGGCTTTGGTAACATAGACGTAGGCTCTAGTAACCTCACGGCTACAGGCACAGTATCTCTTGGTGCTACATCATTTAATGATAATGCTATAACTAACGTAGGTGACATTGCTCTAGACTCTATTAGTGCAGACGGAACAGATATAAATGTAGCAGTATCCGATAACTCAGCAACAGCCTTTACAATTAAGCAAGGCTCTGACGCATACTTAATAATAGACACAGCTAATAGTAGTGAGTCTGTATCTATTGGTACAGGTATTTCAGGCACAGCCATAACAATAGGACATGGTACATCAGAAGTTACAATAGGAGACAATCTTACTGTTGCAGGTAACTTGACTGTAAGTGGAACACAGACAGTAGTAGATACTGTAACTATGAATGCACAGAATGCTATAGTCTTTGAGGGTGCTACAGCCGATGACCACGAAACTACACTAACTATTACAGACCCAACAGCCGACAGAACTATCAAGCTACCAAATCAGTCAGGTACACTACCAGTATTGGCTGCAGACAGTGACACAGCTATCACATCTACTCCTGCTGAGTTAAACTTATTAGATGGTGTTACATCAACAACAGCAGAACTAAATATATTGGATGGAGTAACGTCTACTGCTGCAGAAATAAACATAGTAGATGGTGACACTTCTGCTACTTCTACTACACTAGCTGACGCTGACAGAGTTGTTGTAAACGATAACGGAACAATGGTGCAGGTAGCACTGACTGACTTTGAGACATACTTTGAGTCAGCATTAGATACACTGTCAAATGTAACTACAGTAGGTGCATTGAACTCAGGTAGTATTACCTCTGGCTTTGGCACAATAGACACAGGTTCTTCTGCAATAACAACTACAGGTCTAATTACAGGTGGCTCACTTGATATAGACGATGTATTAATCAACGGTTCTACGATAGGACATACAGACGATACTGATTTAATTACAGTAGCTAACGGTCTTGTCACAGTAGCAGGAGAAATATCTGTAACCACACTAGACATAGGTGGGACAAACGTCACATCAACTGCTGCTGAACTAAACGTATTAGATGGTATAGCATCTATAGACACAGACATAAGCTCAGTATCAGGTAGCGATGATACACTTGCGTCAGCTAAGGCAATTAAGACATATGTAGATGATAACAGAAATGTAACTGGGTTAAATGCTACAGGTGCTGAACTCAACACTGTTGCTGATAATTCTGCTATAAGTGTAGACACAAGCACAGCCGTTGCCAATAACGATGGTATGCTTATGTTTGATACCTCAGCTACTGCTGCAAAGTATTTTGATGTAGACCTAGTAGACACTTACTTTGCAGGTACAACTAAGACACTAACAAACAAGACTCTTACTGCTCCTAAGTTTGCAGATGGTGGGTTTATTGCTGACGCTAACGGCAATGAACTTATTATGCTACAGACAGCATCTTCTGCAGTCAATCAGCTAGAGGTTACAAACTCTGCTACAGGTGGTTCAATAGTAGTAGGAGCATCTGGTGATGACACTAATATAGACATTGACATTTCTCCTAAGGGAACAGGAGAAGTAAACATAGCTGCAGCTAACTTAAACTACGCAGGAACAGCAATAACTGCAACAGGTGCAGAATTAAACTTGACAGATGGTTCATCTTCTGGTACAATAGTAAACAATAAAGCCGTAATCTACGGTAGCTCAGGTGAAGTAAATGCTACTACGCTACAAATAGCAGGTACATCTATTACAGCAAGTGCTGCAGATATTAATCTTATAGATGGTATTACAAACGGAACAGTAATAGCTAGTAAAGCTATCATAACAGACTCAAATAAAGACATCAGTGGTGGTAGAAATATTACTATTAGTGGCGAACTAGACGCTGCCACACTTGATATATCAGGTGATGCCGACATTGACGGTACACTTGAAGCAGACGCAATAACAGTAAATGGAACAGCACTAGCTACAGTTATAGCTAACGAAGCCACGGCATTAGCCATCGCCTTGGGTTGATATAGGAGAAAAATATGGCAAACACATTTAAAGTTGTAAATTTTGCAGCAGAGCCAAACGCAAGTGGTACTCCGTATGTGATGTATACAGCACCAAGTGCTACAACTACAACAACTGTTGTATTAGGATTAATACTGAGTAATATACATACATCACAAGTTACAGCAACAGTAAGGTTAGTAAGTGACACAGCTGCAAGGGGTGGAGCATTAAGTTCAGGTGCAAATACCGTAGCAAATGGTACAAGTATCATAATAAAAGATGCACCTATACCTGTAGGTAGTTCATTAGAACTTATGGCAGGAAACAAGGTGGTATTAGAAAGCACTGACCAGATTACGATAGACTGTTCTGTCGCAGATAAACTGTCAGGTACACTAAGCATCATGGAGATAACCTAATGCCCTTAGTAGGTAATCAAGTACAGTCAGGCTTTCATGCTATACCCTCCGTACAGAGGTTTAACGGTGATGGCTCTGACACCACATTTACGCTGTCACAGACCATCTCTAATGTTCAGGATGTTTTAGTATCTGTAGACGGTGTAGTGCAGGACAGCAGTGCTTATACAATCCCTGACGGTACAACACTGACCTTTAGTGCAGCACCTTCATCAGGAACAGGTAATATCTTTGTAAATTACCTTGGTGTAATGGATACAGGTGTCACAGTACCTGAAGCCAACAAGGGTAACTTCAAACATGGTGGTATGTTCAGAACTAACGCACAGTCAATGGATAGTGATGTAACAATCGCAGCTACAGAAAACGCAAATGTTACAGGACCTTTGACAATAGCAAGTGGGTCTACGCTGACAATAGAATCAGGAGGGAACGTAGCAATACTATGAGCAATCTTCTAGTACAAAATATAAAGCATACGAATAATACTACGAGTATGGCTATTGACACCTCTGGTCAGGTAACTATTCGTGGTGAAGGAAGTGCAACCACTACTAATTTACAACAGGGTTTGGCAAAAGCTTTTGCATGGGTTGACCACAAAACGGATAATGCCATAGACAATGGATTCAATACAGCTTCACTTACAGATACAAGTGCAGGTATAAGCTCTGTAAATATTACAAATGCTATGGCAAGTGCTTTTCAAGTAACAGGAGTCACATCTTATCAAAGTGGTACGGCACAGATATCAGGTACTGGAGGAGTTTCTATGACAAGCACAACTGCTTGTAAGTTTGTTACAAATGACACAGGAAGCACAGGTCAAGAGGACACGGAATATGGCATGACCTTACACGGAGACTTAGCATAATGGCAACTCTCAAAACAAACACACTCACAGGCACATCAACAGCAGGGTCTATTGCCGTCACAGGAGAGGGTAACTCTACAACTACCAACTTACAGCAGGGGTTGGCGAAGTGTTGGATTAAAGCAGATATGAACACAGAAAATACTGTTTCAAATAGCTTTAACACTGCTTCTATTGCAGATAATGGAACAGGAGATTATCACTGGAACATGACAAATGGACTGTCAAACGCATTAGGAGTTATGTCAGGAGTAACAGCAAGAACTGCTACACGAAACCTAAGTGGAGCATCAGGAATAACTATGAATAGCTCAAGTCAATGGGAAGTTCGTGTTAGTGATTCTGGTGGAGATGCAAATAGTTCAACTGCTGATGATTGTGAAATAGATGTTTTAGGACACGGAGACTTGGCATGAGTACACTTAGAACAAATGCCCTAGAGGGAGTAGACGCAAAGAACAGCATCACTATTGTTGCAGGTGCAGGGAATATTACCACTACGAATGTGCAAGAGGGTTTAGCGAAGTGTTTTATAAATCAAAGTAGTGGTCAAACCATAAGAGACTCTTTTAATGTTGGCAGTCTCACTGATACAGGGACAGGGATTTATCAAACTAACTTTACCAATAGTTTTAATAATAATGACTATGTAGTAAGTAGTATTAATTGTACCATAGGCACTGCTTTAACACTTCCTTTTGTCAACGCTGAATCAGATTATGCTACTACTGATTGTGAGATACGAACTTTATTTACATCTAATACTGATGGTGGTGGTACAGCTAGAGACTCTGATTTAGTGAATCAATCATTTTGTGGAGATTTAGCATGACACCAGAATTTCAAGGAACACATTTATGGGATAGACTAGGGTGGGCAAAGCAAAACCTAGAGCCATACAGAAGTGAGTATTGCATTGTATGGGAAGACCCTGACAACTTAGATGAACCTGCAAAGGTAACACACCCTGACCCTAACTGGATGGCGTGTGCATTGAATGGTGGGATACTACCACCTGTGTGGGTTTATTGGGAACTCAAGAAGGACGAAGCAAAGCCTGACTTTGTAAAGCATACACGAGGATATCTATTGCATAACACTGAGCCAGTAAAGGCTATGACAGAAGAAGAAGCAATAGAGTACCTTATACAGAAAGATATACCTGAAAAGGTGTGGAGAGATTATGAGAAGTCTAATAAACCTAGACTAATCATATGTAAGAAAGAGCAACTGCCACAACATCGTACATGGCGAAATGCTTGGAAAATAGCTGCTTAAATAGGAGGAACTAACATGGCAACTAAAACATACGTAACTGACAAAGATGGTGCTGTAGCAGACTCTTCTACTATAACCATGCCATCTGACAGGCATTTTAGAAATGCTTGGAAACTAAATGGAAGTGTAATGGCTGAGGATATGACTGAAGCTAAAAAAATCTTTCAAGAAAAAATAAGAGAGGTGCGAAAGCCACTTCTTGAAGCTGAAGATGTAGCCTATATGATGGCATTGGAAGCTAGTGATGCATCAAAAAAAGATGCTTCTGTTGCTAAGAAGAAAGCACTCAGGGACGCTCCTGCTGCTTCTGCTATAACAAATGCAGACACAGTAGCTAAACTAAAAGCAGCTTGGGATACAAGCACATTGGGTGACAGCCCTTACGCATGAGGTAAATAAATGGCTTTAACTAAAGTTAGAGGAAGTGCTGTTGATGGTGGTACTATATCTACTGAAACAGCAGGTACTAACAACCTAATATTAGGCTCTACAGCAGGAGACTCTATTGCTAGTGGGGGTAATGAAAATACTTGTATTGGAGATAAAGCAGGTACAGCCTTAACTACAGGTGATGCCAACGTAGCTGTTGGTTTTGAAGCACTCGCTACAGAGGATGCAAATGGACAAAATGTTGCAGTTGGCTATCGTGCATTAAAAACACTTAATGCAGGAGCAGATGCACAAAATACAGCAGTTGGATATAACGCAGGTACATCTATAACAACAGGCGTAGAAAATGTTTTAGTGGGAGCTACAGCAGGTGATGCAATTACTGACGCAGACTTTAATGTTGGTATAGGATGGGGAGCATTAGGTGCTAACGTTTTAGGAAGTAAATCTGTTGCAGTAGGAACTGGAACTTTAGACTCACAAAATCCTGCAAGTGCTACAGATATGCAGAATACTGCTGTAGGTCATGGAGCAGGTGGAGCAGTTACAACAGGAACGAAAAATACTTTAATAGGAGCTTTAGCAGGCGATGCAATTACAACAGGTGAACATAACAGTGCATTGGGGGTTAATGCACTAACCAGTTTAACTGAGGGCGACCAGAATGTTGCTACTGTAAGAGGTGGAGAGACACTGACAACTGGCTCTGGTAATGTTTGTTTAGGTTATCAAGCTGACACACCTGCTAATAATACTAATCAATCTATTGTCATAGGCTATCAGGTGACAGGAGTTGGGAGTGACAACTTTACTATTGGGCATGGTAATTCTGATTCAAATATAGCATTTGGTGCAACTTCTATTTCAGCACCATCTGACCAAAGGTATAAAGAAGATATAGAAACTTCTACAGCAGGGTTATCTTTTATAAAAGATTTACGTCCTGTAACTTTCAAGTGGAAAAAAGAAAAAGATTTACCTAAAAATCATAGAGCTTATGTTGAAGATTCTGAAAAAAGAACTATTAATAATTATACAAATCATGGGTTTGTAGCTCAAGAAGTCAAAGCTGTTATTGACGCTCATTCAGAAATTAAAGATGGTTTTGATATGTGGGCTACAGATGGTCAAGCTGATGGTGGAAGACAACGCATAGGTGATGCTTCACTAATGCCTATAATGGTCAAAGCCATACAAGAGTTATCAGCAAAGAACGATGCACTAGAAGCTCGTATCAAGAAGTTGGAGGACGGCTAATGCCATACATAGGAAAAGCACCACAGCAAGGTATCCGTAACAGGTTCATCTACCAAGCCACAGCAGGGCAGACGTCCTTCAGTGGTTCAGATGCTAACTCACTTTCGCTCACCTACCCTGACGGTGAGTACGTAGATGTATACCAAAACGGTATACTGCTCAAACCTGCCACTGACTATACAGCCACATCAGGTACAACAGTCGTGTTGGTCACAGGAGCATCAGCTAACGATGTAGTAGAGATAATAGTGTACGACATCTTTAGTATAGCCAACAGCTACACCAAGGCAGAAGCAGACACACGGTATCCATTCTTGGGTAACGACAGTATCATACGAACCAATGGTCAGACAATCAGCAGTGACATAACAATCAGTAGCACAACCAATGCACTGTCAGCAGGACCTATTACAGTCGGTGCATCAGCAACGCTAACAGTTAATGGATTTTATACAATATTATGACA